GGTGTCGTCAACCGTGATCACGGTTGTGGTGGCAGATGCAATCCGACCACCACGGCGCAGGCCAGCCTTGACCGGATCGGCAATCTCGATCACCTGGCCGGGGCGCACCAAAACGCCAGCATCGACTGAGGTGGTGAACTGCACCACTTGGCCCTCAGCCTGCTCGCTGTAGAGCAGCCACTCACCAAGGCGCGCAGCTTGGCCGCGGCTGGTGCAGGCAAAGGCTCTGACGTTGGTGGTAACCACGCCGTATTTAGCGATGGCGTCCTGATCCTCGACCACCTCGTAGGCGAGGTCTTTGGTTTCCATGTCGAGGTAGCTCACCACCGCGACCGTGTGCCGGGTCTTTAGATCAGATCCGGTGTAGGTGAATCCATTGTCTGAAACGTTGGCCAGCGTGAATAGGTAGCTGGAATCGGTCGGCTTGTCTTGGCTGATCGTTAGCGCGCCCGTGCTCCAGTAGGGCATCACGCGCATGACGCTGCAGAGGTCGTTAATTAACTTGTACGCCTCTTCTTGGTTCTGAATCAACGCATTACAGCTAAAGCGTGGCTCAGTGCCGCCAAAACCATCATCGACACTTGCCCCGCAATATTGAGACGCGGAATAAAAAGCGAACTTATCAAGCTGCGCGGCGTCAATGTGATCACCTAAGCCCCAGCGCGTATTGGTAAGCAGCGAATAAAGCAGCCAAGCTGGGTCGGATGTCCAGACTGCGGCGCCAAACGTGCCATCCCAAGTGCCGCTATAGCTGATCGCTCCGGTGGTTTGGTTGACGGTGCCATTACTTGGGATCTGCACCTTGATCCCGCGAACGCGAAATGTGCGGCTGGGAATGCTGGAAAACTGCTCGGCATCCAACCGGATGGCCATTAGCGCGCTGTTTGGATAGCGCAGTTTTTCCTCGATGATCTCGGTATAGCTGCTCCAATAAAAAGCGTTTTGGGTGTTGTTATCTGCAGCGTCTGCAGTTACGCGGACTACGCGCACATCAACCGGAAACGCACCATCAAGCGCGATTTTGTAATCCTTTTGATATTGATCAGCCGTGCGGCCGCTGATCGTGTCGTCGATTTTGGTTGTATAGCCGCCGCCGTTGTATTGGATCTGGATCTGCAGCTGGATGCTGGTGCCGCGAACGTCGCCCTCGTTCGTGAACACCTCAAGCCGCGGCACTGAAATGGTCACCCGCACCGCGTCGGTATTGCTGTCGGTGATCGAGCGAGTTAGCGGCGTGTCCTTCTGGACAATCGTGCTGACGCTCACCTCGTTCTCAATATCTGAGAATCCGCTGATGTAAGTCTGCGCCTGCGTGCCATAGCGCGCCTGCACGTTCACGTTTGTGTAGTTGTAATCTGCGTCCTGCAGATCAGTTACATCAGCGCCAGATCGCAGGATTGGCGTGCCATCTAGAAAGATGTCCTTAAGTAGTGCTTTGTTGTAGTTATCCGTTCCGCGGGTGTAATCCCTAGCCGAGGGGAATCCTTCAATCTCGCCCTCACCTAATAGATCAACAATCGTCGCGTATTGCTTCGACGCAAGCGTGTCTGGATCGCGGACTGGCGTGCGCGTTGGCGCAACGACCGTTTGCTGGATGATCGTGGTCTGCTGCGTTGGCGCGCCGCCACCTCCGCCGCCGCCGCCGCCACCACCAGCACCACGGATCAGTTTGCTCATCCTTCTAGCTGTACGGTGTCGATTCCGGCCGAAATCACGATCGAGCCGACCACAGTTTCGCCCAGGATCACGGGAACGGGTAGGCCAGCGCGTGAAACGTTCTGAATGCCGTTGAAGCTGTAGCTGTTTTGCGGATCCAGCTCGGTGTTGGTTGTTCCGCTGCTGCCGCCATAGCTGCCAAGCCCACCAGTAGCGACTGCGCTGGTTGATATCTGCGGCGTTGGTGTCAACAGCTGGCTAACGCCGCCAAGAATCAACGCGCCGCCCAGGATGCCGATTTTGGTCACCGTTGCGCCGGCCAATCCCAGACCCAAGCCGGGGATGGCGATGGCGGCCGCAACCAAGGCGACGCCAACAATGATTTGGCCGATCGACAATCCACGCCCACCGCCAGCACCGCCGACCACCGGGATGATCTTGATGACCTGCTGGCCTGATGGCCCGTGCAATTCTTCAATGCCTACCGGCTGATCTCCAACCGTCACCTTGTAGTAGCGGCCCTCTTCGCTCATGTGACGCTCGACGCCAGGGAAGTTGGCCACCAAAAATCTGACCGCCTCGGCAGCACTGCTCACTGCCGCCTTGAATTTGCGACGGCCTAAGAATTTGGCCAGCTGCCCATAAACGTGGATTTCCTGCAGCATGGCCACACCTAGCCTCCAATCAGTTTATCGGCGTCCTTATGGCGCAGCCGCCGGCCAGTGCAAGCCTGCAGCCAGCCACCGTAGAGATCGCGGCTCGACAACCTGCCCCGCAAGTGGTGCAGCACAATTTGGTCGCCGATATAAACGCCAACGTGATTTAGGCCGCGGCCTTCAATGTTCATCAGCAAGGCATCGCCAAACTGCAGATCATCGTCAGCGCCAAGAGGTGCAAAACCTGCAGACTCCCAGCAGCCATCGAACATTGGCGCGGCCTCAAAATCTGCATGGCTGGCAGGTCGCTCCCAGTCAGGCAATGCAATGCCTTGCTCGCCGTACCAGTCGCGCACCAAGGTCCAGCAATCCGTCACAGCCCAGACCCATTGCCGACCGATTAGCGGTGGCTTGTAGCCGCTAGGGCTGGTCTCAGTCCATGCGCCCGTCTTGGGGTTGACGATGAACCAAGGCAAGCCGGTGATCTCAATGCTCACCAAGTCCGCTTGGCTTGGCTGCGGTGGCGTTACCGGGTGGCTATGGAATACCGCCTCGATCTCGCCCGCATCTTCTGCAGCGCCGTAATCATCCGGCGACAGTACAAATTGGCTCCCGTCTTCATCCAGATTGCGGCAAGGCCAATACCGGCGCCGACCTTTAACCACCACCACCAGGCCGCAAGCCTCGCGCGGATCTTCCTGCTGCGCATGGGCCAGCGCGTCATCCTTCCAAGTCATGCGACGAACGTACCAATGCCAGGGAAGCTGCCATAGGGCAACTCTGCAGTGCTGCCAAATCGCAGCTTGCAGCTGGTCAGGCGTTTGCCGCAGACGTCGCTGCTGGCACTGCTGACCTCCTCATCGTTAGCGGTCCAGTAGTCAGTCCCGGTGTAGCCGCACTCTGTCGAACGGTAGACCCATTGGCAGATGTTCTGGATGCATTGCCGCTTCGGTGCCCGCACTCCGGCAAGGTCAAACGCTGCAGCAAGCTCAAACTCAACCAGCTGCCGATTTTCGGTTGACTTACGCGCGACGTAGTAGACCTCCCGCGGGAACTCTGCAGTCGGGTCTGGCGTGCCGTACGGGTTGGTTCCGCCGCTGAAATTAGCCGCGTCGATGTAGCGGGCCATCGTGCGGATCCGCGTCAGCTTGGCCCCAGTTAAGTCGTTGTGCGCGGTGGTGTTGTTGACCGTCAGCAGAATGCTGGTGATGCTGCCCAGAATGTTGCTGACCTTGATCGTCGGTCGCGGCAAGCTGCCAGTGCCGCTGTATTCAAAGCCCGTCGCCTCAACCGGAAACCGCTGATAGCTGTTGCTGTTCCACACCAGCTCGCCGTTGGCGTTCATGTTGCTGCCAGCGTGGAAGCGATAAACCGTGTTGCTGCCGTGCAGCGAGGTCACCAGCTCAAGCTCAAATAGCTCGATGATGCTGCTCGGCGCAATCTTCTGTAGCTCAGAAACAGGGATCGCCATTGCTTACGGTTCGTAGACCTGCTGGAACGTGGCGCGGATGTTGTTGAAGTTATGCGAGCGCAGGGTGGTCTGCCAGTCGCTGCAAATGTATTTGCCAGCGTCGCCGAACGGTGGCGTCCAGTCGAAAGACTCAACACCGCCGCGAGCCTCTAGAAAGTCGATTATGTCGTTGCGGTCGCTGTCGCTGCGATTCTCAAAAACCAGCTGCCACTGTTTGGCATCACGGTGCAGACCAAAGCCAACACGGTGCTGGTAACCGTCGCCAGCCTGAAAGCTCGCAACCCGAGGCTGGCTAATCTCGGTTGCTTCAAAGCTAGGAGTGAAGGAAAAGGTGACCATTAGCTAAGCAATCCTCCTGGGCGCTTCTGCACCACGATCTCGTTTCGTACAGCTTCGGCAATAGCCCGGCCGAGATTGCCGGCCCGGCTTTGATCGCCCTGCACGCTTGTGCCTTGGGCGTCCACGTTGACGTTCACAACAACGCCCTGGCCGCCACCAGAAGCCTCAACACCAAGCCGGCCACCAGGGCCGCGTTTTAGGGGCATGATCGCTTCAGGACCAGCCTCTCCCATCAAGCCAATGCCGCCCTTAGCAAAGGGAAACACCATTGGCCGGTCAACAATGCCGCCCTTGGCAAATGGCACAATCCCATTCGCTGCAAACACGTTGCCGTTTGCGCTCTTCACGTCGGGGAACAATGCGCCAACCAGCGGCTTGATAATTGCCTGCCGGATAGCGATCCGGGTGATATCGGCAATGATGCTATTTGCAAGATCACGAAAATTCGCTTTCCCGGTGGTGACAAACGTGGTCAGCGCATCCTCCATTCCTTGGAATGCATTGATGACAACGCCAGCAGCTTGACCACCAAAGTCGGCCAAGCTCTTTTTGTATTCATCCATTTTGTCGCCAAAGGATTCCTTAAAGGTTTTCCCTGATGATTTAGTGGCCTCTTCTAATGCCTTTTGTTTTTCGATAGCTAAGGAATCAAGGTCGATTGCTAGTTTCCGCTCAATGTTCATATCTTGAGCAGTTGTCAACGACGATTGAGCTGCTTCTGCAAACTCAACCATCAGCAACCGCTTGCGCTCTTCAAACTCAAGCTCTAAACGCTTGAGCGGGTCGGCTTCTTTGGCGACTGCCAAGGCTGATTGAGACACTTGCAGTTGCAACAGCGAAGCCATATAGCCCTTGCGTTGCGCTTCGGCCAGTTTTGCGGCCTCTTCGGCTGCTTTTTTGTCTGCGGCTGCTTTTTCTTTTGCTGCTTTGTCGCTTGCTGCAGCACCACCGCCTAGCAGGTTTTCAACGTCAAACGCACCGCCCATCAAACGCCGCGAGTAACCCGTGCGATCTGGTCGCTGATTTGCCAAGCCGCCACCGAGCAGCTGCGAGAGGTTCCGCCTGTCAGTTTGAAACTGCGCGCCAGTTTCCTTGAGACCTCTAGTTGCGATCTCGCCGACCTTGCCAAAATCACGCTTTAGTGCCGCGTCGGCAATGGCAACCAGATCACCGATCACGCGGCTTAGAAATCTGACGCCGGCGATCGTTGCATAGACAGCAGCACCAACGCCGCGCAGAACGCCAGCAATCAATGCGCCAAAAGCCTTCCAATCACCGCTGCTGCCTTGAAATAAATCAGCGAATGCATCGCCAATCATTTGGAACGTCGGCAGAAAATAGTCAAGAATTTGCAGCTGAATCTCCCTAAACCGGCGGCCGATCCCGGCCATCGTGTCGTTAAACAGCTGCGCCTTTTCTGTGAACTCAGCACTGAGGCCAAAGCCCAGCTTGGTCAAAGCATCAGAGCCGCCATTCAGCAGCGGTATCAGCTGCGCACCAGAGCGGCCAAACAGCCGCATGGCTACGGCTGCCTTTGTAGCTCCATCAGGTAATTGCGCAAAGCGGTCGGCAATATCCTCAAAGACCTCATCAGCGCCGCGCAGCTGCCCGCTTTCGTCCGTTACAGCAATGCCCAGCGCGCGAAATGCTGAGGCGTAGGTCTCAGTTCCTTTTGCCGCTTCGAGCATGTTTTTGCTGAGTTGCAGCAGGCCGGTATTTAGCTGCTCATTGCTTACATCAGCAAGCTCAGCGGCATTCCTATAGGCAAACAAAGTATTTGCCGCAACGCCGGTCCTGGTGCTCAGTTTTCCTACAGCATCTGCAAGCTGCAAGGCGTCTTGCGCGCTCTTTGCAAATGCACCAATGGCAAGGGCAGCGCCTAAAGCTTTGAAGGCAGTGCTAAGACCGCCAACGGCCATCTTGAGATTCTTGACCTTGCCCTGGACTCCCTGCATGGAGTTGCCCAGGCGCTTGATATCGTTTTCGCCCTTAACGTCGGCCTTGATCCGAATCAGCGAGTCAATATTCATTGCCATTTCAGGCGCCTCGCTCATTCATGACCAGCATTGCCGCGCTTTCCATTACCTGCAGATCTTCCAGCACGGCGCGCTGGTCGGTTACTTCATACAGTCTAAATAGCCACGCAAGCGCGCCATAGTCCAGACCCAGGATGCCGTTCATCGTTGTGCGCCATTGGGTCTGGCAGCGCAAAAACATTCGCACCGATTCCCAGTTTTCCTCTAGCACCTCAAACGGCTTCTCAGGCTCTTGCTCTGGCAAGGCAACGCCTAAGGCCGCGGCATCGGCGTCGGTTTCGTCTTTGACTCCACCGCTCGCCCAATGCTCAGCGGCCTCGATCAGTTTTTTCGCTTGACTCCGCTCAGGCTGCTGAAATACGCCGTGGCGATAGCGGTGGCCAGCATCGGCACGTCAAGCAAACGCTCAAGCGCGCCTTGGCTGAATGGCACCTCTTTGCCATCGTCGTCATTGATGCCGGCCCAGCCCACCAGCACCTCGCTGGCAATTTCTGAATCCGTCATGTCGCCAGACTCGATCAGTTGTCCCATCTCGCGGATGCGGGATTGGCTGACACGGCGAAATTCGCCATCAAAGCTCTGACGCTGATGCCGGCCACCATCGACAGGAACGTCGAAAGTGACCGGCCAGGTGTAGGTGTCCGACTGCTTTAGAACAAAAGCCAAGGTTTAGGTGTAGGCCAAACTCAGCTCATTATTCCCCGCGCTGGTCGGAACCGCAATAAACGGCATGTTGAGCATCTGGATCCCGTCGCTGTCGCTATAGGTCAGATTGCCCAGATCCGATTGTGCGGTGGTCATCGTGACAATGTTGCCGCCAGTGCTGCCGTGCTGCCAAGTGATGGAGCCGGTGCTGGTGCCAGTGGCAACGGTAAAGAAGTCCTTCCCGGCAATGGTCGGCGCTTCGATCACAACGTTGCCGCTAGGGGCGCGGTTCGTGATCAGAATCTCTTTAGAACCACCGACCAGCTCGCGATAAATCACGTCGTTGGCGACGTTGAAGCTGTAGGACTGCATCACGCCACTAAACCCGAAGGCTGAGAAGCTGCTGGTGTTGCCCTGCTTGAAAATCAGCGGGGTGGCCTGGTTGGCGTAGGTCGGGGTCGGCAGGGTCTGATCGGTGGGAGCCGAATAGATGCCGGTCATCGTGAACGCGATCACCGGAATGCCGCCAACCTCGCCGGACAGCTCAAAGCTGCCGCGACAACCCGTCAGGGTGTGGCGGATGCCGTCCTGGTGGTAATGGATCGTGCTGCTTTCAAAGCTGCTAGAGATCGGCGCATAGGTGACGCTGGTGCTGGCCACCACGGTCTCGCTAAGGCCGCAGCTGCGGAGCAGTGGGCCATAAGCGGGCGCAGTGCCGGCAGTGCCAGAGCCAGCCAGCTCAACCTCAAACGAAACCTCGACGCGGGTCTGGGCCAGCAGTTGATCCGCTTGGCCCATATAAGGGCGCACCAGGTCGCGGTTGACGGTATCAGCCACCAAGGGCTGAATGTCCAAATTCCGAACGAGGATCGCGTTGCTTGCGCCCGTCGGCGTGCTGTCAGTTCCGTACGTTGTTTCCAGCTTCGCCAGAATCAGGCGCCGGCGGGTCAAGACTGAGGCCATCGGTGGCTACCTCTGGTTGGGGTTGAGGGGCCGGCTGAGTCCGCTCGACGAGCTTTCGCTTGCCGGTTTTGGGATCCAGGAGGTAACTGCCTCCCAAACCTTGGTTTTCATCAATCATCGTAGCTACTACCCAGTGGTGAGATCTGCAAGAGCCGTGCGATAACGCACAAGGTAATCGCAACTAATGACGCCGGCAGGTTGGTCAGCTTCGACTAAATCAAAACTAACCCCAATCGGCTGCACGTCATAAGCCAAGCTGCCCAAAGTGAGGTCAGCCATCAGCTTGCTATGCAAGCTCTGAACGGTCGCATCAGCCTGCTGATCTGGCACGTCGCCGCGCACAATCACGGCAACACGCACCGTCAAGCTCCAATCAAGCTTGGGCAGGCTGGTGTTTTGTTCGGCGCTGTCGCTGATCGGTTCAATCACAATCGCAGGGCTTTCCTGCCGTGCGAGCGCCTGCACACGGCTACGCCAAATCCGTGTACCGACTCCAGTCGTGCCGGCCAAGGTTGTTTTGATCTTGGCCAGAATCGACTCGCGCCGGGTCGTCATGCCTTCACCTCAGTGGCAATGATCCGGCCGCGTTGAAAGGCGATGTTGTCGCTGTTGTTGATGTTGGCCACAAACAACGCCACCTCAGCATTGTTTGGCATTTGAACCATCCAAGAACAAAACAGCTTGGCCACCTGATCGCCTGAACCAGTGAAGGCGCGGCATTCAGACTGGTCAATGGCTGTACCATTTAACGCCAGCTTGATCCCCAGCGTTTGGTTGTTGCCAGCCGTGGCGTCCATGCTGGCCTGCACCAAAAACAGCTTGCTAACGCCGCTGGTATTTCTGATGGCAAATTCATCGGTGGTTCCGAGAGTCATCTGATGATCAGTAGCCGTGTCGAAAATCGCTGTTAAGCCAGTGCTCTGGTAGGTATTTGACGAGGCGATAGTGATTGTCCCACTGGTTTGGCGGCTTGCTTGACCGCGTACCAGAACGCCCTCGATGAAATAGTTAAGGCTGGTCCAAGCAGTGGACCCATCGCCAACCTTGAACCGGCGCGTATCAGTCTCAATCCCCATCTCGCCGTCAAGCAAAGTGGGATTAGCGGCGGTCCAGTCGGCTTCGGTGTCACGCCGCAGCCTGATTCGTGCCGTGCTGCTCATGCCGTTCCGCCGTCAATAGTGTTTCCATCAAGGTAGCTAGAGCCAGCCGTGCCACCGTCTAGTTCGGGATCCAGCTGATCGTTTGCCAAATCATCCACGGTGTCGTCACTGTCGCCAGCATCCAAAGCAGTGCTAGCAGTTGTGACGCTAGTGGCCACGCTGCGCTGCAAGCTGATCTCACAGAACAGGCCGTCATCAATCAGCCGTGCCTCGCGGACAACGTATGCAACGCCGTTGACGCTAATTTCTGAGTCGTAAAGCAAATCGCCAAAATCTGCTGCCTTAGCTGTCAGCGTGAAATCGGTGCTTAGCACCATGTCGCCAGCTAGAACTTGGCCAGGCATGTCGAGGATGCCTTTGCCTGTCACGCTGCCGGCGACGCAATCAACGCCGAAATCAGCCAAATAGCTGTCAGGCAGATCAGTCAGCGCCATTGGCTTTTGCCTTGCGGGGTGCCGCCTTGGGCTTGGGCTGTTCAGCCGGGGCCTCAACAGCGCGACCCATGCGGATCAATTCGTGAGCCACCTTGGTGTCAAGGTCAAAAACCTTGCCCTCTTCAAGATGCTGCTGCTGAGCGCAGCAAGTGCGAGCAATCAAAACGCGCATAAGAAAAAGGGGGCCGGTTGCCCGGCCCCGCCTCCTTTATCAGGTGGTGATGTCGAGAACAGCGGCGAAGCTCTCGGCGTGGCGGACGGCAACGTCATAGGT